TGTAACTTATCATTTCTTTCCTTCCCAGTGAACTATATACTCACTGTAATAATCTCTAAAGTCTTCATAAAAGATAATATTAGGCACTTCTAGTTGTTCCATCGTGCTCTTTGCGTCATTCGAATACTTGCTTATTACGCAAATCAGACTTTTAAATTCATCTGGATAATATCTTTTAAACCTTTTTAATTTAATTTTACTTTTATCATCTAAATAACCTTTTATCTCTATCCAGTCATTATTTCTACTCAAGAGAAAATCTGGTGTATACCCCCTGGTTCCCCTTTTGATTGGGAAGGAAAACACAGTGGGTTCAAATTGAAAATTAATTTTGTAAATCTTTAATACTCTGACAAAATTTGCCTCCCAACTAGAACGAACATTCATATCTATATCTTTTCTATAACCAGTCTTAGTATACTGATATGCATTTCCCTTTTTCCTGGAAATAACTGCATCGTTCTCAATTACTTCAGAGTCAACAGATCTGTTTCTAATATTTTTTAAATTTGGATGTTTTTTAAACGAAGATTTTTCCAAAAAAAAGTCTTCTGGGTTGACAATCTCTGTGCTCATTGTGTATCCTTTACGCATCAAGATATTTTGTAGATAAATTATACACTATCTTGATAAAAAAATCAAAATAGGTTGCAAATTCCAAAGAAAGAGAGTATACTGTTCATCATGAACACACTAAAAACAATCATCAGCAGCATCAATCAAACAATCAACGAGGAAACCATTGACGACATAACCAAGGTTCTAGATATGGACCATGAATCAGCTGTCAAAATGGTGACCGAGTTTGAGGATTTCGACCTTTGGCTCTCCGCTGAGGAAAATCCCGTAACCGATTTCTGATTGGTGTTTTCCTAACAAAAAAGACCGGGGGAAACCCCGGTCTTTTTTATTGTCCATTATTCTTTTTATTTCTAAAAACACCCGTTGGACATGCACCGCTTTTAGCATGATCGCAATATGAGCACACACGGGCATTAGAGGTTGGTGTAAAATTAGTATCGTTAATTATTTCAGTTATAGAACTAATTAAATTTATCTTTACATTTTCAATATCTTCGTTAGTAAATAGGTGGCCCTTTTTCTTGCCAGATCTTAGATAATGTAATTCTGCGTAAATTTCTTTTTCAGGAAAGATATTGTGCATAGCCAATGCATAGATGCCCAGCTGCAGATTGTTTGGCACATCTTTTAGGGCAACCTCCCATTTTCCTGTTTTGTAGTCAACGATATTAACCCTGTCACCAATCACATCAACTCTATCTATGAAGCCAAGAATTTTATAGCAACCAATGATAAAATTAAAAGGTAACTCTTTTTCATAAATATTAAACTTCTTATCGTAATATTGGTCATAAAATTCTTGCAGGATTACAGATCCAACAGATATTAAATCCTTTGGTATATTATTATCTGGATCCCAAACAGAAATATTCTTATTATATTCTTGCTCTAACTCATTAATATCTAGTGTCTTTTCATTATCTAAAACACTCTCCAGTACAGAATGCACTATATTGCCTAATGCAGCGGGAGAGTTAAACAGCCGTGGCTCTTTGCAAATATATGAATAAAAATATTTAGCAGGGCACTGCTGGTATGTATCTATTCTGGAATATGAAAAATCTACTAAAGCTAGAAACTGCAAATCTGTTAAATCATTATAACTTTTAATTTTAATTAAACTCAAAAATAACTCCTAATTATTCTTCATCTGGGTCAAATACCAACAATCCGTTTTCGTCGTATTCTTTTCCGTTTTCATCTATTGTATGTCCATTATAAATATTTTTATAACCACCATTTTTTGATGGCATCCATCCAGATTCGCCTATTTCCATTTGGTCATTTTCCTCATATGGCCACATCTTGGCCTCCTATAGAAACAGATATTTCACTAATTTCATCCACATTTAAATAGTAGTGGACTACGGTTAGTAAATCTTTCAGGTCTTTTTTTGTCAGATAAAATCCAACGCAAGAACATTGAATGAAAAATTTATCATCATAACCATAGACCGAATCAACGTATTCTGTTAATTTTATATTTCCTTTTTTAACAACTCCAGGTAGCATTTTTACTCCTCGTAAATAGTTATTGGATTCCAACTAGGATCATCCAATTTTTCTCTCATATCTTTAACGTAAGAATCCCAATCTCTTTCATCTTCCGTTTTCTTTTCATACTTAACTTGACCCTTAAAAGGGTTAGATTTAAATTTAGTAACGATTAATTTGCCTTGTTGCGTCTTCCAACGAAGAACGCCATTTTTGCAATCACAGAAATCCTGGTTATCAACAGGTATTGTTAAATTTGGGTCATATCTACCGCTACAGCTGTTGCAACGAGTATATGTACCCTTATCTTGACACCTATTGCAAGAGGGACAAAAGGACCAGCACCATTTTTGGACTGGATTGACTGTTGGTCCAAGACTAGACATTTTCTTTCTCCATTCTGATAATATCTTCAATAACTGACTGAACTTTAGACGATGTATTATTTTTAAACTTAAATATATATTTGTGATTACCATTTATCATTTGGATAAAAACTGGTTTATCACCTTTTGTTGATTCAATTATATCATATATTTTTTGAATTAATAACGGTGAAAAGTTGTCAGCTATTTCTAATATTATTGCTTTGCCACTAGAAAATATTTTTGAATCAATTTTTTCAAAAGAGTTGTAGTACAGTTTGACTATTGAGCTTTCTTCGTCTCCCTCTTTACTGACTGCACCATTTATTACCACAATGTCACCCTTAGCAAAGGGTGAATCACCTAGATTTTTGAGAGACTTTGGAAAGACTACAATTTCAATATCGGAAGATATATCTTCTAATATTAGCTTGTACATTTTCATTCCCTTTTTTGTGACTATTGACTTTACATCGCTTAAGATACCACCAATTCTTACTTGAGTATTATTTGGTAATTCTGACAAATCAAATATTTCATAATCAATTTTCTTAGATAAGATATCCCATATACCATTTACTGGGTGATCAGTAACATAGATACCTAATTCCTCTTTTTCTATTTCAAGTAACTTGATTTCTTCAATTCTATTTAACTCACTAACTTGTGTATTGAATAACTCATCTAGAGCGCCAGCTTTGGCTAAGTGCTCCAATGTGCTTTTCTTTAAAAGAGTTGCACCACATCTCCTAAAAAAGTCGTGCATGTTGTTATACGGATTTTGCTGGTCTCTAACTGAAACTATATTTTCTGCTATAGAGTTACCAATTCCATTAATCGCAGATAATCCAAAAATTATAGAATTACGATCTAATACCTCAAAATCTATACCAGAATAATTAATCGAGGGCGGCATCACGCCGATGCCTAGTTTCCTACAGTCTGCCAAGTATAAAGATTGCTTATCTTTATTTCCCACAACAGAGGACATTAGCGAAGCCATATATTCAACGGTATAGTTTGTTTTAAGATAAGATGTAATATAGCTAATCATTGCGTAGCTTGCTGCGTGAGCTCTGTTGAAACCATAGCCACCGAAATATTCAATATCAGAAAATATCTTATTCGCTAGAATTTTAGTTAGGCCAGAATTTTCAATACAGCCGTCGACAAACTTTGATCTCATATTAGCAATTTTATCCATTAACTTTTTGCCAATAACTTTTCTAAGATCATCGGCTTCAGCAGAAGTAAAGCCTGCTAGTTCTCTCGCAACACCTAGTACATCTTCCTGATATAACATGATTCCCAGGGACGAAGCTAAAACTTTTTCTAATTTTGGATGATCATATTTAATTACGCTGCGACCATGCTTTCTATTAATATACTCTTTATCCATTCCAGACCCCATCGGACCAGGCCTATGAAGGGAAATAAGAGCCATTATATCTTCAATGCTTCTTGGCTGAAGTCCAATCATCATTTCTCTCATAGAAGAAGATTCAAGCTGAAATACACCAGTACAATTTCCCTTGCACAATTCATCATAAGTTTTTTCATTATCTAGTGGGATTAAATCAATATCTACAATTTTCCCTTGGTGCTTCTCAATTAATTTAACACAAGAATCAATCACACCCAAATTTCTTAATCCAAGGAAATCAATTTTTAATAATCCACACTGTTCGACTCTACCCATATCCCATTGGGTAACTATTGGATTATCTATACCCTTTTGCATAATTGGTAAATAATCTGTTAGTGGACCTTTGGAAATAACTACGCCCGCAGCGTGTATTCCAGTTTGTCTTATCAAACCTTCTAGGCCAAACGCAGTGTCTACTATTTCTTTAGCTGTGTTTTCTTTTTTATATAATTGTGAAAATTCTACAACTTCCATGCACTCACTAAGGTTTTTTGATATTCCCAATACTGGTGGTGGAACTAATTTAGCTACAGAGTCACCAGTCGCAAAGTCATATCCGAGAGCTCTTGCTGCATCTCTTATGGACTGTCTTGCGCCAGTTTTATTAAATGTACATATATGAGCGACACGATCATGCCCATATTTATTTTTAGCATAATTGATAACTTCATCTCTATGTCTATCGTCAAAGTCAAGATCAATATCTGGCATTGACTTTCTTCCTTCTACAAGAAATCTCTCAAACATCAAACCAAACTTAATTGGATCTAGATTAGTAATTCCAAATGCATAGGATAGTATACTGCCAGCCGCGGATCCTCTACCCCAACCAACTCGTATTCCATTATCTTTAGCCCAATTGACTAGATCGGAAACAACCAAGAAATATTCGGGGAAACCCATCTCCTTAACAACTTTTATCTCATAATCAGCTCTGTCAATGATGTGTTTAGGTAATGAATCTCCGTATCTTTCTCTTAGACCATTCCAGGCTAATCTTTCGAAGTATTGGGTTGATGTTTCGCTTGTAGGTATGGGGAAATTTGGAAAGTATATATTACCAAAATTTAAATTTACATCAACCATATCATAAATGTCCATGGTATTTTTTAGCCAATTAGAATTAAATTTATTTTCCATATCATTATAAGATTGCAAATAGAATTCATCTCCGCTAAAAGAAAATCTATTTGGAGTATGTATATTGCAGTTAGTTGCCACGCATAACATAATGTCGTGAGCTCTAGCGTCATGCTGATGCACGTAGTGGCAGTCCCCCGTTGGAACTATTTTAGCGCCTATAGTATTTGCTATTTGTATTAGTCCATTAGTAATTTTCTTCTGCTCATACAAACCATGATCTTGAATTTCTATGAAATAGTTTTCTTTACCTACTATATCTTGCATTTTTTGCGCTGTTTTCAAGGCAAAATCGTAATCATTTCTGAGTAATGCTTGAGAAACTTCTCCATTTAAACATCCAGATAAGATTATTATTCCATCTGAATGTTCGGAAATCAATTGATGATCTATTCTTGGCTTAACATAATATCCCTCAAGAAAAGATCTTGAAGACATTTTTATAATATTATTATATCCAATATTATTTTTAGCTAAAATTGTTATATGATATGGACCTCTTTGTTCCCATTCATTTTTTGCTGGGCCAGATCTTTCTTCTTCATCTTTATCAAATCTAGTTTTTCTAGCTTGATAAAATTCAGAACCAAGGATTGGCTTGATACCCGTAGCTTGACCTGCATCATAAAAATCAAGCCACGAGTGTATATTGCCGTGATCAGTTGTAGCCAATCCCTTCATACCAAGAGATCTAGCTCTATCTAGATACTCATCGATTCTTCCATGCCCGTCGAGCATAGAGAAAACTGTATGATTATGAAGATTTGTCCAATTTTTCATTAAATTCCTCTGCCTTTATTTGAGTCATCTAAAGACTGATCTCTTATTTCCCTGTATGTAATTATTACCACTCCACCACAATACTTGCATGGGACTGGCTTACCCTCTTGGGCAAAAGGGTTCTTGTACATATAAATATCCGGTTGATCTGAGTGACACTCGGAGCAAACTGCTACAACATCATCTGGGTTTTTTATGCCGTTCACGAACTATTCACCCCCTTTTCTAATGTTTTTGTAGGCAAACCTAATTGGCGATGGAGAAGACTGATCTTGCGTTTCAACATATTTATTTCCAATTTTTACCCATTTATTTCTTTTTTCCAAAGAACATTCACCACAACCAACGCCAACGGCATTTGCTCTTTCGCACGTATACGGTCTTCCGCCAATTCCCAACTGTCTTCTCTTAATCCAATCATTAATATGGCTATTAGTCTTATCTATATTGTAATCGTCGCAATTACTTAATATACTATGCAAAAACATTATAGACTCATTATTGTATGTCAGGATAGAGCATAAAAACAATCTTGCTTCATGCTCTAGGCATTTTTTATCTATAGCTTGCTGCCATAATCTTTTTACTGCCACACAGTTCTCCATGAGACGCTTTGCAGTAAATTGTTTTTCTGATTCCTGAAAAGATTTTAAATTAGAAGATCCATATTTATTAAAATATCCAATAAAATCTTTAGATTTTTCTTTTTGTATTTCTAATTCATATGTAAAACTTCTAAACCATTCATTCGCTTTAGCATTAAATGTTTGTTCTTGTACAGTATTATCCGCTGGCGATGAGCAATGTCTTAATATAGCTTGCATTCCAGATCTTAAGATTTGCTCGCTTATGGTATTCTTGTACAGTCCCGTATCTTGATGTATACTCCCAGGAAGTCTCCACATTCTTCTAGCGTCGTATACACTAAAATCTAAAGACTGTATATTTAATTTTGATTTCACGCTTTCTGCTATAAATCTAAATATATTTGGTAGGTTATTTGAAGGATTAATCCCCAAAGCAATAGCTTCACACTCAACATGAAACCCCTTCTTGCCAGTAAAATAAACTATTACAGAATCCCCAGGAACGAAGTTGCAAAGATAATCATACAACTGTATGCAATCGTGCAAAGATTGCTCTTGATCTTTATTGTCAATATCAAAGTAAAGAGATGATAGTCTAGTTGCAGAATCTAAATTAGTTTCGTTATATCTCCACACTGAAGTATATAAACCGGTATTATTATTCTGTTTAATAAAATTAGTTAACTCAGCGTCAGTAATCAGCACTGGCGCATCATTATTTTTTATTCTAATAACTCTATCTAGATTCTTTATATACTTGGCTATCTCAAAATATTTCCAATTGGAAATATACCTAGATTGATCCGCCGGCATTTTCATAATATCTTCACCTTAGTGTCATTATAAATATGAATTTTTGCGACAGATTGCTCAGACAAAGAGTCCGCATTGGCTCTATAATAAATAGATTCTTTAATTATATCATCTAGATTGTTAAGAATAAATGCTCTATTTATAATACGCTGCTGTTTATTCAGCTTGCTTTCGCCATTTTTCATTGATAAGCTCACTATCTTCTATAACTGTATGAATTTTACTAGCAACACTATCGGCAATATGAACAATGTAGTCTAAATAGGTGATAGGATAAGTTTCTGGAACTGGAGACCATGGTCCAAGATGACACCTAATTAATCTCAATATAGATTGTATTGATTCCTCTGATACAAATAAGCTTGTTGACTGAGAATCATTCCCATGTTCTTTATCATATAGTTGACAATTCTGCACAAAAGTAGCCACCGTATATGGATGCATAGGGTCATAGTGGAAACAGGAGTCATCATTGACGTCAGCTATACCCTTGGTGATATCATGAAGCAGGCAAGCAGCTAAAATTATATTTCTTTCATCATCAGATAAACAATACGAATCTGCTAAAATTGTTGCCACTCTAACAACTCTTTTGGTATGCAAAACATTGCCACCCACACCATGCTCATCCCCGGGATGATATTTATCAGAAAAGCTAGATGGAATATCCCAAAATATTTGAGCCTTTAGTAAAACAGATCTAACAAAAGATACTATAGAATCATCTGTGATTAGATTTATTTCGTCTAACAACTGACTAAGAACGTCGTTCTCTGTCTCAAAAAAACTTTTTTTATCTTCTTTAAGGATTTCGTCCAAGAAATTTTTAGCCATAATATAATACTCACTTTACCTTTGCTTGAATTGCAAAAGACCATTTAGAACATGGCGTATCAAATGGGCATCTTTTGCAATAATATGTTAAACCTCGCCTAGGCACAAACACGTCTTTGCCCTCTATTGTAGCACACCAGTAATTTATTGCTTCTACATCTTGTTCGGTTATTTGATATTCATTGAAATTTAAGTTATTCGACATTAAATCAACATAACCAAATTTTGTTGAAGAAATTTTACCTGGATGCAGATTTTTGAAGGCTAAATACATTGAAGAAAAATCAATTTGATACATTTGTCTG